TTATTTAGTAGGGCCAACTTTATCGCCTCTGCGATTACGGGTATATTGCTCGGTCATCGTTACCGACGAATGTCCAAGTTGTTTTTGTGCAGCACGAATATCGCCAGCCGATTCAGCTTTATCTGTACCGGCTTTTGCCCGTAAATCACGAAACTGAAATTCTGCGATATCTATTTTTGTAATCCCACGTGCTTTGGTAAAGCGTTGACGAAGAGCGTCTTGTGTTAAGGGTTTGCCTTTTTCATTGACAATCAATTGCGTGTAAATGATTTTCTGATTAATGCTGGTTTCGCGTTTTCTGGCAAGAATGCGATCAATGACAATCTTTAATTCGCCAATAATTTCAATACGCAATTTTTTCTTTACTTTGTTTTGTTTCAGCCATAATGCCCCATCTTTAATATCCGCTTCGTCGTACTTGACTGTGTCGGCAGGGCGCTGGCCGGTCAGATAGGCTAGATCCATTGCATCGCGAGTAGGTTGGTCGGCAACGTCATAGACCATTTTAAACACATCGTCTTCAACATAGACATCGCGTCCAGTTTCTTTGTACCCTTTAATTCCAGAGCATGGGTTTGAAGCGCTTGTTAGTCCCCAGTTACGTGCCATATTAAAAATATGCGAGAACAAAGCTTTTTCACGATTGGCACGGACTTGCCCTTCTTTTCCTGTAATCTCAAATGGTTTAAGGCCTCGTGAAACACGGTCTGTATTTTTGGCAATGATCAATTCACGAGATTTTTTTAAGCGCCAATCCATATATTGGCGTATGTGAACTGGCTGTATTTTGTCGATTAATGCAGGTGGTTGGTCAAAGAAATTATAAAGAAAATTAAGTTCGATTAAATTGTCGCTTTGTGTTCTTGGTGCTTTATCTTTCAGGACTTCTTTGATATAACGTTCGGCGACAAAGCGGAAAGTAATCATGCCAGACACAGGTGTTTTATTAGCCGTTAACTCCGACCACTTACGCACTGCGAGGGTGTAGTCTGGACCGAGCGGTATTTCTTTTCTTGGCGTGTTGCCAGTATCCAGATAATAGTAAATTTTTCCACTACGTTGTTTGCGCGACCGCATACCACGTGGCAGATTGAGATTCTTTGTCGGAATACGCCCCATATTAATGTAGTCCTTTCATGACATCTGGAGTCCATTCACGTTTTGGTTTCTCGGCGGTTTTTCCACCTTCAATAGCGATGCGGGTCACGACTGCATGGCCTGTTGCACTCACAAAAAACGGTATCCCCATTTGTCGTAATGCGCCAATTTGTTGGCTTTTCATTTTTCGACCAGTGAGAGCGGAAAGCTCACCACTTTCTAAAAACATACTCATTTTTTACCTCGTTTTAAATTGCCATAATTATTTCAGTACATGACATCACACCACCCAGCGTGCAGATAACGGGCTGTGACGTCAAGAAATTTGCGCGCGGCAATTTTGCTTTCATTTGTAATTTTTATGTTGTCGGCGTGGACGGCTGGTCCGGGGATACACCCTAAATACCAGCCATATTGTGTTTGTGGACAAACTACTATGCTTACGCTAGTCCAAGTAATGCTGCATCAATGGCATGCATAATGGGTTTGTATTGACTGTGATCATCCTGCAGGGTTTGCACATTTTTGATGCCAAACGTTGCTAGCAGTGCACTTACACAATCCTTGCCTTTGTCTTTCAATAATTCTTGCAATTTGGCGACAACATCAAGGTAGTTCGGACCATCCAAGACAGTGACCACTGGCACTGTTGCAATAAGCGCGGTAACGGCAGTTGCTGGTATCGCTGTTGGTTCTGACGTGACAGGGGCGACTGCCGATGCTGTTGGCTGTGCTTCGAGTTTCTGCGTTTGCTGTCGTGCAAAAATCCGCATCTTTGCTTCTTGTCGTAGCAAAAAATCTGCTGCACTCATTTCCTCTTTACCCTCAATGTCGGCATCAGGATCACCGGGCCTTACGCGCCATTCACTGTTATGCACATCACTTTTGAAGTAACGCGTACCGGGTGCATCGCCAAGAATGACTGATGTATCAATTATCTCTGCTGCTGACGTTAAGAATAATTGATCAATTAGTGGGGTAGGTTTCGCAGGCTGCGCAGCGGTGGCAATGGCTGGTGCCGCAGTCTTTTTGGTGCGGGTTTTCTTTTCAGTGATGGCGACTTCACCCACAGTAGCGGTGACGTCAGTGGTCATTTTCGCTGCTGATACAGGCACCAAACTGGTCGTTAGCACATCAATTAAACGATGAATGGTTTGATTTAATTCTTCGATTTTTGCTTCCAGACTCACGCTCACTCCCATGTGTTGCAGTTATTTCCAAGTGGAAAAGAGCGTGCAGTGTAGCGGGCATTAAATATAAAACGCAATATAAATGCAAAATATATTTAATAAATTGAATTTAAGATAAGCAAATGATAAAGTTCGATTCTTCGTGGCAATGCCATGTTTGTTTAGTTCAATTGTGTTGATGATTAAAGAAGGGAAGTGCCATGCAGACTGTTTCTATCAGTATCTTGAATCCAAATTTTCGCTATACCCCTGCTATGCATACCAACCTCCATGAGGCGTTCGAGCGCATCCGGCGCGAACAGGATATGCAAAAACCACCGTTGGTATTGCCGTGCTCAAGTGAGCAGACAGCATTGGTGTTGAATTAATAAAGGTAGGTCGCACTACGCAGGGTATGCGGCAGTTGAGATGAAGCGCGGCAAAGGTGGGGAGAAAGTGAAGAGAGAGGCAACCAAGCCGTAGATAACCGGCATGGTGATTGAAGAGGCTTATTTGGCTAATCGCAACAGGGTTTTAATGTAGTCCTCGCGGGGAACGCCGCCGTGTTCCATTGTATCGGCAAGGGCAAGCGCAATCACATCAGTGAGTTTCATTGGCGCTAATGTAATCGCTTCACCCTCACAGACACGACCGACTAAACGGATTAATTCTAAGGTCTGTGCGATATCAACGGGCGGCGCTGTATGGCCGGAAATAGGTTCATCCAATGTGCCCACGTCTAAGCCAAGTTTTTCTTCAAACAGGCGTGCGGTTTTGGAGGTGATGTTTTTGGACGGATGCGGCCCAAGCATTTGCACTAAAAAACTCGCTGTTGGATAGCCGAGTGCTTTTGAGGCATCAACAATGCCTTTATAGCGTCGGTTGATCAGATGCCGCAGATGATAACGGCGTATCTCGACCACTTCTTTCTGTCGTTCAGCGTGCTTGATTTTGACTTCCAAAATGTCCTCTCGGAGTGTGAATTTCGTATGTTATGGATAAAGCATAATTCATTTTGCGTTTTTAAAATGAATTTTGCAATAGTGAAGTGAAATTAAATCATGAATGACTTATTTTTTGCTGAAATTCATTATTTATTTAGCATTTATTCGTCTGAAAATGGCACGCTGCCCCATGAAATTAAAAACAATGCTCAGTGTATTGAGCATTGTTTAGCGAAATGATTAAACAGGTTTTATTATTCAATTACATAAGGGTTTGATATGGAAGTTTCAGTAGGTGCATTCCAGGCACAATCACAAAAGCAAATCGATGCTTACGCTACCCCTTATGTCGCTACAGAGCCACGTGTAGTGACATGCCTTATTACCTTGCTGCGCACATGCAGCCAAGGTGATCGTCAGCGTTTAGCTGATCTGGCCGGTACCAGTGTCAATTATTTGTATGGGCTTGGCAGTTGCGCCCGTGGCGGCATGTCTTCTCGGCTGGCTTTTGGGATTGAAGACGCGAGCATACAACTGCATAAAGAAACCCACGGACGCACACCGATAGTCTCTGCGCGTGAATTAAGCACGATGTGTTCACTGGTTGGTATGCGAAAGCATTAATCGCATGCGTTATCTCTCACTGTTCTCGGGTATAGAAGCGGCTAGCGTCGCGTGGCAACCATTGGGATGGGAATGCGTGGCCGTCGCCGAGATCGAACTGTTTCCGTGTTCGGTGCTGGCGCATCATTATCCCACTATCCCCAATCTCGGTGATGTCACCAAGATCACCGAGTTGGATATCGCGTTATTAGGCAACATCGACCTGATTGTATTTGGCTCACCCTGCCAGGATTTGAGCGTGGCAGGCAAACGACAAGGATTTACTCATGCAGATGGAAGCAGCACACGCAGTGGTTTGTTTTATACAGCCATCAATATTATCCAGTGGGCAAGAAAGCACTGCAATTTGCGCTACGCCCTATGGGAAAACGTCCCCGGCGCATTTAGCAGTAACGCCGGAGCCGACTTTGCAGCAGTGGTTGCACAACTGGCAGGTATGCGCGAACAGCCCAGCGCGCCACCGAAAGGCTGGGGATCGGAAGGTTGTGCTATCGGCGAAGAAGCAATGGTCGAGTGGTCCACTTTGGACGCGCAGTATTTCGGAGTGGCGCAACGGCGGCGTCGCGTGTTCGTTGTCGCAGATTTTGGAGCGTGGCAGGGTAGACCGCCGATATTACTTGAGCGCGACAGCCTGCGCGGGGATCATGCGCCGCGCCGAAGCACGGGGCAAGAAATTGCCAGCACCGTTACTGCTAGCACTCAAAAAAGTGACAGAGGAGACGGCTCTGACAATCTGATTGTCACCTGCCTGGCGACCGGTCAGGGTGGCGCAGAAATCACGCATCAGATAGCGCCGACATTAAGCTGCAATCATGAAGCGCCGATTGCAGTCTACGGCATACAAGGCAATGTCATTGGTCGGCAAGATCAACATGGCGGCAATGGTTTTGGGGTTTGTGAACACATCGCCCCCACTCTTACTACAACAGATCAACACGCTGTTGCTATCGGTTGGAGCGAAGAATTGACTGCCTCCATTGAGCTGGCAGGGACATTACAGCGTGGGGGTTCCGGTGGGCGGCACGATGGAGTAATGCAACCAGATATGACGGTACGCCGGTTGACTGAAGAAGAGTGCGAAGTGTTGCAAGGTTTTCCGCGTCATTACACCAAAGTCATGCATGGCAAGAAATTAGCATCCGGTGGTGTGCGCTACCGGGCTTTAGGCAACAGCATGGCGGTGCCGGTGATGGCGTGGATAGGCCAGCAGATTGCGTTTATGGAATTTTTTAAGGATGAGCGGCAATGCAGGTCACAGTAGCGCAAAAAATACGCATCCCTGCCGTAGTGCCGTTTTATCTCAACGGCAAACCTACGCGGAAATCTCCTCATCCAAGATCGCTCAGGTCGTCCCAGCTATCGAGAATGAAAATAACGCGCATGAAGGTGCGGGCTAAGGCTGTGCCGACAATTGAACGTGCACATTACCAGCGTGTCGTGTCACTGCCATGCGCTAACTGTGGAGTGGAGACATTTTCTCAAGCTGCTCACAGCAATCGCTACCAAGACGGTAAGGGTGCAGGGTTGAAAGCCAATTATCTTGCAACATTTCCACTGTGCTGTGATCGTCCTGGCATTGTTGGTTGTCACTTTAAGCATGACCAATGCATAGGTATGACGCGTGAAGAGGCCGATGCTCGCACGACCGGCTACATTGCTGATACGCATAGAAAATTAGGAATTGAGTGATGATCGAGCAAACAAATAAGCCTGAGAAAAAATCCCGTTACCGGAAAATAGAAGTTCGTATGTGGGGAGATGAGAAATTTCGGAATCTCACGCCGATACCGCCGTGCGGACAAGGGCTGTGGCTATTCCTGCTGACTGGACCGCATACTGGTCCGGTTCCTGGTCTTTTTCGTTCAGGCCGGGCAGCCATGGCGGAAGAATTAGATTGGGAGTTGGAAGACTTCGACAAAGCCTTCAAGGAAGCCTTATCTGAAGGTATTGTCAAAGCCGACTGGAAAGCTAAGGTTGTTTGGGTGCCGAACGCTATCAAGTGCAATAAACCAGAGTCACCCAATGTCGTGACATCTTGGGCATCAGAGTGGGATTTGATCCCTGAATGTGACCTAAAGTTGGAGGCATATGAATCCATCAAAGCCAGTATCCATGTGCTCGGAGAGGCTTTCGCCAAGGCTTTCGATAAGTCTTTCACGAAGCCTACGGTGAAGACTATGGCAAAGACATGTCCTAATCAGGAACAGGAACAGGAACAGAAGCAGAAGCAGGATGTAAAAGCTTCCGATCCTAACGGATCGGGCGGCCAGCCGCCGTCCCCGGAATCCGCAGGGCAAAACCCCGACACCAAAAAAATCGGAGAGAAGACGAAGCAGGAACTATGGCGCTGTGCAAAATCGCTGTTGGCACAAGGCGGCATGCCAGAGGCTCAGTGCGGCTCCTTCGTCGGCAAGCTGGTTGGCGACTACGGCACCGACATCGTTCTCGATGCTGTGCGAACGGCGGTAGTCGAGCAACCAGCGGACCCAGCTTCATTTTTGAAGGCGGTTTGCCAGAGGCTTAGCGGTGAACGCAAAACCGTATCGCCATGGTGGTCGTCCGAGGAATTGATTCTGGCGAAGGCGGCAGAGATGGGTCTCCAGGCAAGACCAGGCGAGCATACACCGGCTCTTAAGGCGCGGATCGAAGCTGCTATTGCCAATGGCGGCAAGGCTCCCGCCCCCCTTCTTGTTGCAGTGCCAAACCCGGTACCGGATGCGGTAGGCAAGCGTTCCCCAGAGGCCGTCAATGCCGGTTTGGCAGCAATGAAGGAAGCGGCGAGCAAGTTGAAGCGCGTTGCATGAACCGCCTGATCTGGGCATTTTATGAAAGTTGAAACATGACGACAATGGAACGACCTAATACCAACCTGGACGACATCGCTAACGTCATCGGCTTTAGTGCCACCTTACGCATCACCGCATGGTTCGGTGGCAGCAATTTATATATTCCCGGTCATGCTTACGAACAGCATGCGGTGGCAAAGCTGATCGGTCTAGCGGCGTTTAAGCGTTTGGTGGAAGAGTGGGGTAATGAACATCTGACGATACCGATCAATCGCGCTGATGAAGTCGATAGGCGTAACCGCCATATCAGTGACCTGATGGTACGGGGTATGGGGGCAAAAGAAATTGCATTTGAAACGGGTTTGCATGAACGACGCATTCAGCAATTGCGGCGTCAACTGGAAGAGAGTGGTTTAGTGCCGATGGTGATGTACACCAAACCGCCACAATATTTTAGCCCGCAAAACTGCCACTGAAAGTGCTCTGGAAAAGTGCCCCTAAGAAGGGCCGTACAAAAGGAGGGGAGTAGTAAATCAGGCAAAACGTGACATGCGCACTAACATCAACCTACCCGGGCGATGGCAGTGCGTGCGTTGATTGCAATCGTTGCCAGTGGCGTTAATTAAGATGCTGTGCAACGGTACAGCGCGTTAATTAAATTTGCTTCGGATCAATTGCCTGCAATGCCTCGCTAGCTTGCTGTAGCGCTTGCTTGGCATCATCTAGTTCTTGTGAATTGATCCCAATGGTAGTCAGATGAGAATCGATGCATTGATCAAGCAAGTTGAGATTATTCTGCACCGGCGTGCGATACAGTTGTCCGTAGTGTGTGAGAACATGGTGGCAGAAGTGTTGCATGTGAGCTATATTCAGAGCCGCCCCACTGTGTAAGTGCCGCATGTTGGTGATGATGTTCATTGCTTCGGAAAAACTGATACTCATAAAAACTGCTTCCCTTTTGTAAAGTATTCGTATTGATTCGTCGATACAATGACTACAACAGGTATCGGATAGATGCTGTTGACGATCAAGTGCTCTTGGTTTTTGATAGTGGAAAAATACGGCAGGTATTGCACCACAATGCGTGGTTAGTGTTGTGTGAGTCTCCGTGCATTTTATTGTGGAGCGGCACTATCGTCGAAGCTTGTTACGTAGCCTAGCTGTCATTTCTGACGGTTACAAAAAAGTAAAACTATCGTAGAAATCTGAGTTGGTTAGTCATTTCAAAATTGAACTGGCAAGCTTTTTTTGAAATAATTTATTGCAAGAAGATGGTGGCGGTGGTTCGTGGGTATCTTCGCTATTTCATAGAGGAGTGCGGTCGAAATTTGAAAATTATTTGCACAAGGATTGCGCATCGCTTGCTAAATTTTGGGTATCTATGCCGCGTACTACATCGCTGCATGTAGTGCGCTTGCATGCGTGAAGCACGCTGAATGCGGCATCGTCATTACTCATTCTTTGAGCGAAGTATCGGCAAAATATTTTGTGCGTGCGATCAAAAAACAACACATGCATACAAAAATAAGTGATCGTAGATTATTCATGCATGTTGAGTGTTTGATAGAAAAAAAACAGGCGCATGCCGCATGGGCAAGTCGATAGCACCTGAATTTTTTACACCGTTAAGTCTGTTTGATCAGTCGCAATATGAATAGCAGAATAATCGCCCCACCGGTGGCGGTGATGACCGAATCAATCCAGCCACTACTGATATGAATACCAAATTTCCCTGCAAGCCACCCACCAATAAAGGCACCAACTACCCCGATGATCATATCAATAGCGATACCGAAGCCCCCGCCTTTGACCACTACGCCCGCTAACCAGCCAGCGATGACACCAACGATTAACCAAGCAATTATTCCCATGAAATTTTCTTCAAAGTAAGTAAAAAGCGAACTATACGATGACGGTGGCGAAACGACCATTAAAACCAACCCCATTTTTGTTAAAAATTGATACACGTAAAAAAGCCTAAGGACCATACATCCGCATTGCTGCGAATAGACGGCCCCTAGGCTTTTTGCTTTGCCGCTGTAGTGCGGCTAAACAGTGTGTGACGAGTTACATTTTTGTACGACCATTACACGCTGCTAAAAATATTTCTTGGTTGACGTTGGCACGCTGTGCAAAAGAAAGAGAAATAAACGTGACGCATGATTTACGGGCTAATGCGGCGGCGTTGCGTGTGTCGTTTTCTAGTATCGCGTTTGCCGCTTTAAGTTCAGCGTGGAGTATGTCGGCTAAGTGTTGATAGTCTATTTTTCGCATGATGCTTTATACCTTATCCTCAATATCATAATGCACACTGCGTTCACCGTAAGTGCGGTGTATATCCTCTGCTGTCATGCCACGCGCACAGCGAACGATGCAGCACGAACCCAGGCCGTGGCCGGTGTCTTGATTGCACCACTGGCGACCTTTGATATAACCACCGCAGCAGCAACATAAAAGGGTTTGGGGTTTGCTTGTTGGCCGGGTCATTTTCTTTCCCGTGTAAATTTGTCGCTGGTGATTACATCACGCTCTGCCCAATAATCAGCTTCGTGTGTTTCTTTCGTATGCTGTTTAATCATTTCATCCATAAAATCATGTGTGACCTGCTGCAAGTAATCATCTGAATTTGATTCAATACCCCGTAGCACATAGTTATAGTTGGTAATGGCGTTATCACTATTTGATAACAGCGTTACACTGATGCCGACGTAATGCCATTCATCGTTACACCATGCGCGTAGATATTCAAAATCTTTCTCGACCGTGCGGGCGCGTTCCATGCCGACAGTGGCGGGATTTGGCAACCATTCGCCCGAACTCCACTTGTCGCGTCTGGCAATCTTCATGCTTGTAGCCACATCATAAAACCGATGCGATGCGCCGCCGTAAGAAGTGCATAAAATACGTTCACCCGGTCGCTTATCACGGCTAGTCCAGTCGCTGACAACGCCGTGACCTTCGCAATCTATCCATGGTAGAGCGGCGCTATCATCTCGCGTGATATTGATACGAAAGCGTAAGCCGCCTTTAGTGATAATGTCGCCGTCTGCAATGTCGATATGGCGGCTCATTTGACCGCCTCTAATTTGTGAACGTGAACAATACGCTCTGTGCGCTGCTTCTTTACTGCGGCTGGTACAAAGATATTCCAGGTCGCGCCGCATCTATTGCAACGCAAAAAATCTGATTTATAGGTATTACTAGATGAGCCGGTTGGACCGGTATCATTTGATCCACAATGCGGGCAAGTACCTGTCATTTTTTATTTTCCTTTTTGCGTTGTTCTTCTGCGTAGTCTTCTAAATCGTCAATATCAATTTGCAGTTCAATAGCAGCGGCGTTGCTGATTAGTTTGCTGATACGTTCTTCGTATTCAGGTTCTACCGGTGTGCCGTCTAGGCACTTCAAAATAAAATTAGTCATGCTATTTCTTGTTCAAATAAGCAAAGAAGTGGCACGCAAGACTGCCGTTTGCATGCTGGGGTTTGCGATAACCGCATGCTTTGGCGGCTTCATGTAATGCATTCAATTGAGGAAATCGCAGCGTAAAAAAATCATCATCAAAATTGATGTTGTGCTGTTGCTGCAAGTTGCTGCGGATGTTGGCTTTGTCGCGGCGCATGATTAATATTCCGTCGCGTTGGTGCAGGTGTAGGTTTTGCCGACATAGCAGAACTCGGACATATAGCCGTTTAACTCTTGGTCACGGGCGAAAGCGTCATAGTCGATATACATAGAGATTGCGCTGGGCAAGTCCTGTAAATAACACTCATCAAAGAATTCGCTAGCTGCATCGGATAAGCTGCATGTACTCAGACAAACATCATCTATTTTCTGTAATGCTTCGGTGAGACTGTGACCGTTATTGCAGAGATAAAAAAGTGCTGCTTGTTGCTCTATATCGAGATCAATAATTTGCTCAAACCAGAGATGTAGAGAACCTTGGCTAATGCTGCAGGCGTCGAACAGTTCGCCATCGTTACCACTGATGTACTGGATTTCGAATTCTTCTACCGGATAACCAAAGCTATCGCGTAGTGCTGCAGCTTTAGTTTCGTATTCTTCATAATCTTCAAAGAAAAAGCCGTCAACAGTGATGTTGTACGGTTGCGCGTAATACGTTGGCTGTGCGTAGCAGGTCATGTGCTGCGCTCCTTATGCAAACCAGCGTTTGATGATGGCAACTAAGCCAGTGTTGCGCGTTGCAGGTTTGGGATGACGTGCACCAGGTAGGGCGAACTGATGACCGATAAAGTCATAAGGTGTGTAGTGTTGGGTTGCTGTTGTATTACGCTTCGTATGCATGCGTGACTATCCCTTTAGTGAAAGTAAACAATGTGTGGTGCAATGGATACAGCGTGCATATCGTTTAGCGAAAAACTAAATATATAGAAGTTATAAGTTAAATGTGTTTAGCGTATGTTGACGCATAAAGAAACATTGATTTACTTAGCTAAAGGGAAGCCTGCAGCACAGAGCGAAACTCTTTTGAAATCTGAACGATATTTATTGACGACGGGGACCCTGACAACGTAAACTTTGGGTGCGGGGACGAAGAAGCGCGGTGGTTGAGAGTTTTGCTGAAAGTGAAACTTGATTAATCAAGTTGTTTAGCATAATAGACGCATTATATACATTTAAACGATAAACAACTACACTGCCGGATTATGCCAATAAACCGACAAAATGGAACTGCCAGACGCTCCCGCTCATCACGCCAAAAACAGCAGTTCTCATAGAGGGCACGGCGGTTCCCGCCGAAACGCTGGCAGAAAATCCGACACCCATATAAAACCAGAAACCGTCATCGACTACGACGAAGCACGGGCGCGTAACGAATCCATCAAAGCAGACTTGAATACACTTGAATTCAAGATTAAATCAAGTGAGTATGTGGCACGTAATGGTGTGCGTCAGGCATCGGCAACTGCTCTGGCATCGCTGGCACAAACGCTGCGCTCCGTTCCCGATAATCTGGAACGTAAACTCGGTATCACACCAGAAGTAGCCGAAGAGGTTGGTCGTCAGATCGACGCTGCTTTGCAAGACTTGGCAAATGAATTCGAGATCATGTGTGGCGACGATGAATAACGCAATCAGTGATGTGCGCAGTGATATGTTCAATGACCCTGATCAGCACTACAGCATCGCACTCGCCGATATTTGCAGCCCGCACACGGCCTTGCAACCGCCACGTCGCATTTCAGTAAGCCAAGGTGCCAAAGAAGCATTGTTCATAAAACAACCTGGCGGTTATGTTGGCCCGTGGTCAGCAGAAGAAACGCCATATATGGTTGAGCCGATGGATATGCTGGCAAGCCGCCGTCACGAAGCGGTGTGTTTCGTTGGCCCAGCGCGTACCGGTAAAACCTTGGGTTTGTTGGAAGGTTGGATGTCACACGCGATCACCAACGATCCTGGTGACATGCTATTTGTGCAAATGACACAAGACAAAGCACGTGAGTACAGCAAAACCCGTATCGACCGTGCCTTGCGTCATTCGCCTAATTTAGCTGCACTCAAAAGCGGCTCCAGCCAAGACGACAACACGCACGACAAGATGTTCAAGCACGGTATGTGGCTACGTATAGGCTGGCCAACGGTTTCGCAATTGTCGTCGTCTGATTATCGCTATGTCGCTCTGACCGATTACGACCGTATGGCAGATGACATCGACGGAGAAGGTTCTGGCTTTGCGTTGGGCTTAAAGCGCACCACCACCTTTTTAAGTCGCGGCATGTGTCTGGTGGAATCCAGTCCGGGGCGCGATGTGGAAGACCCCGGCTGGCGTGCCGTCACCAATCACGAAGCGCCGCCAACTTCCGGCATCCTCGGCATCTATAATCGCAGTGACCGTCGCCGCTGGTACTGGAAGTGTTTTGATTGTGCAGACTGGTTTGAAGCGAAACCGGGTTTGGAATTATTTCACTTGCCACCCGATGATGATCTGATCGATATGGTGCGCAGTGCCGATATCGACGCGCTGGCAAAAGAATATACGCGTGTGGTTTGCCCACACTGTGGCAGCATCATCCAGAGCAAATTCAAACATGAACTCAACATGCGCGGGCGTTGGCTGCAAGATGGTCAACATCTGACCAGTGATGACGAAATGGTCGGTACAGCCTTAACTTCCAGCATCGCCGGTTACTGGTTGGGCGGTGTGGCCGCAGCTTATCAACCGTGGAAATCACTGGTCACACGCCATCTGCAAGGCTTGCGCGAATACGCCTTATCGGGTTCCGAACTCACCCTTAAAACCACCGTCAACACCGATCAGGGTTTGCCGTACACCAGTCGTCATTTATTAGAAGCCGCACGTAATGCACTCGGCCCAGCTGACCGTAAAGAGAAATCGTTAGCGCGTTACATCGTGCCAGATGCAACGCGCTTCTTAATTGCCTCTGTCGATGTGCAGGGCGGCACCAACGCCAGATTTGTGGTGCAAGTACATGCTGTTGGTGAAAACTTTGAGCAATGGCTAGTCAACCGGTTTAATATCACCGAATCACGCAGGGAAGGGATGGGTAGTGGCTATGCGCCGATTGATCCAGCCTCCTATGCCGAAGACTGGGATCGCATCACCGAAGAAGTGATTCGCAGCACCTACCGCACCAGCATCGAAGGTAAAGAATTACGCATCAAATTAACGGTTGTCGATTCCGGTGGTGAAGATGGCGTGACAGACAAAGCCTATGCATGGTATCGCCGATTACGTCGGGATGGCTTGTACAGCCGCGTCATGCTCTATAAAGGCGCATCCAGCAAAACTGCGCCGATTATCAAACTATCCAAAGTCGGCAACCGCCATGGCAAAGAAACAGGTGATGTGGATTTGTATGTTTGCAATCCTAACTTGCTATCCGATGCAGTAGACACTGGCTTAAAACGCAAAGATGCGGGTGCCAACTACATTCATTTTCCGAGCTGGTTACCGCAAGCGTTCTTTGACGAACTCAATGCCGAAGTACGTGGTAAAGATGGCATTTGGAAGAAAATACGCAAACGCAACGAAAGTTTCGATTTGTGCCGCATGATACGTGCTGGCTGTTTGCGGCTGGGTGTCGATAAGATCAAAAATTGGCAGCGTGCGCCGCATTGGGCTGCACTGTTGGATGTGAATAGTGAAGTTGTGACGATGGAAGAACGGCGGGAAATGAAAGCTGCAGCACGTGACGTGCTGATCGCAGATCAGCCTGCGCGTCGTATGCGGAGGGTGGCTATGTCCCCTTATATCCGGTGATATGTTTCAAATTTTGATATGCCATTACATTTATGGTACTTTCCTAGCTAATTTCCATAAATACAAAAACTAGGGGCGACATGCAAATCATTGAGGCAGTTATTCATGGTATCAAAAAGGAAAAACATAAAGCCGATGTAACAGAACAACCAAATGACAAAACTCTTCCCATTGATGAGCTACTGAAAAAATTGTGTGAGGACGTATTAAAAATTTATGCAAAAACCACCAATAACTATGGGACATTGAGTGCAGATGATGTGTACTATTTTCCTCATGCAATGGAAAAGTACTATGAAAAAAAATCAACCGCCGTCGTGTTTACCAAAGAAGTTACACATTTAATTGCGATTGAAATGAAGAAATCTTCAGCATCTAATGGTGGTTATGTGTTATTCCTACGATATGACAATCAAGGGCGAGATTGGTTACTTGTTGTCATGCTGAAGTTGACATCACGTACAGGGATTAATGAAAATACTCTTGAGCTGAATGATTCAATTTCATTTGATCTTGAACACTTACATGAAGCAGCTCGCATTGATATAGAAAAATGGCGGACAAACGAGCAGCCGTATCTATCCTTCATTAAGCGCAGCAGTCGAACGGATGACGTCACTCAGTACTTTCGCAATGCGCTGGCCTGTACCGACTACACGGATTCAAAATCGCATACTACTCAAGCATTAGATGCAATAAAGGCTTATTGCTTATCACAGGAGTTTACCCCGGAGCAAACACGACAAGTGCGCCGAGCCGCATACGATCACTTTGATAACAAATGGAATGCAAATGAATCGGTTAACTTGATCACGTTATCAGCCATCATTAATAATGGTGAGCCGCAATCTTTTTTGGATTTTGTGAAAGAGAAGCAATACACAATTAATGAGCAATTTTCTCCACACAAGAAAACGTTTAGTAGATACAAGAGGATTCAGGGTGAGTTCGGCACTGTGAAGATCAGTTTTGAGGCGAATGATTTGCTTACTGGGGCAGTGAATTACGATGCGAAAAAGAAAATACTGACAATCAAAGATATTTCACAAAAACTCGCAAACGACATTAAGGATGCAACAGGTGATACAAGCAGCGATGGATCCTCTTGAACTTGCTATTTCGCTTTATAAAGAGCGGAGTTCAGCTTATGAGCGTGACATTAAGGTCATCGTTCCGACTGAGCTTGATTTTTTAAGCGTAGTAGCGACTTTAGAGAAGGCCAATTTACTCGTTGACACCGATCAAGCCAAAAGGGAGATCGAATTTGCGCTCCCATCATTAAATTCAGCGCCATTTTTCATTCATATTGCTGACTTATTGGCAACGCCTGAGCGACGTGCCACTATTCCTGAACGATTCTATATTGCAGAGATAGATTATCTTTATGGTAAAGATCACAGTGCAGTGCCAGCTATTATTCAAAACTATCTCGATACATCAAAGTTGTTGAAATTAATCAGCACTATTGCAGATCATATTGCTGATGATGGTGGTGATAAGCAGTACGTATTTTTGGGTAAAGAAAAAATTATTTTTACGGCAGATTATGTAGAGCGTGACTTGCGTGGTTTGGATGGTTTAACGCAATTTCAGCAAGATTTTTTTGAATCTGACATTCATGCAGAGCAAAAGAAAACGATTATACGTTCAGCACTACTAGAGATGTTTAAAGGTGCAAAAATGGTTCCGTTTGCATCGTTATTGCATTGTTATTCTTTGTTCATTGAAGAAGTTAGGAAAAGCTATGAGCTGTATGTTTCCGAGTTCTCATTTCATAAAATTAAAGCCGAAGTAGAAAAAGAGAAGTTGGATTTAACAACCAAGTTGAACAAAGTTTTTTCTGATATACAGAATCAATTATTGGCAATTCCGGCAGCATTAATTTTAGCAGGCGGCCAGCTTGATGATAGTCATAAATGGTCGTTAAAAAATTTATTAATTTGGCTGGGTTCGCTGGTTTTTACTATCTTAATGGTTATGCTTATTCGTAATCAACGACATACATTGGATGCGGTGAAGCAGGAAATTGAGCAGCAGTGGGCAGATATGAGCGGTAGGCATCAAGCTGTAGCGTATCGCTTTCAAGAAGCGTATACACAGCTCGATAAAAGATATTCTGATCAAAGAAAGTTATTGAAAAATGTGAAATATTTGGTTTATATTTCACTTGTGGTGACCAGCATTGTGTTGCTCTGGTATTCCTTTGATGTTGTCGCCTTATGGGAAAAAACGATTGAGGTGATGCAACATTACGCAAAAATTATACAGTCGAAAATCACGCAGCCCTAACCTCTGCTAATAAATCAGGATGGTAATCCTCCCGCACGCATAAAGGCATCGGTTGTACGCAAATATCAACTAACTGAAATGCGAAATTTCCACGCAGGTATCCCCACCGTAAAATCCCCATGATGTGCCCAAGTAAAAATCACACCGGGTACACTTATGGCGGTAACACAATCCGATATTGATAGTCTCAATGCTGCCATTGCATCCGGCACGCGGCAAGTCACGCTGGGTGGACAAAGCGTCACCTATCAAACCACCGAAAGCCTGATCAAGGCACGCGATAATCTCAAACAAGAATTGGTGAACCAGCAAGCAGTTGCTGGTGGTGCGGTACGCAGTAAGCGCTCAATGTTGTATTACGTTGGCCGTGGGTACGACTGATGGCGCGTAAATCTAAGCACAAGGTTGCTACGACAATGCTGCAACCCCAAGCGCGTTACGACGCTGCCGGTAATGGTCGTCGCATGCGTGGCTGGATGGCTCCATCGACTGGCCCGAATCGTGCCGTCGCTGGTATTCAAAACATCCGCAACCGTTCTCGTGATGTCACACGCAACGACTGGTCGGGTGAATCCAGTATTCAGAAGTGGACAACCAATCTGATTGGTATCGGCATTGTCCCGCGTTTTAAACGCATCCAAAACAAACAACGCAAGCAAGAACTTACCGATTTGTGGCAACAGTTCGTTGCACAGTCGGATGCCGATGGAATACTTAATTTTTACGGACAACAAACCTTAGCAGTACGTGCCTGGCTGGAATCGGGCGAGGTATTTGTACGTCGTCGTCCGCGTCGTCCTGATATGGAATTGGCAGTACCTTTGCAAATCCAGTTAATCGAAGCTGAATTTGTACCGATGTTGGATGCCGATAGCTGGCCGGGACTATTGCCGGGAAATCGTATTCGTAGCGGTATTGAATTAAGTGTTTCTGGTCGTCGTCTGGCATATTGGATGTATAAATCACACCCGGGCGATGGCGCGATGGGGGCAACGATAGACGCCAGCATGCTCATTCGTGTGCCTGCCGATCAGGTGAAACACGTGTTTGAACCGAAGCGTCCAGGTCAATTGCGCGGTATTTCAGCGATGGCCTCGGTACTGGCACGGCTGCGCAATATTGGTGATTACGATGATGCCGTCCTTGAGCGCCAAAAGCTCTCTAATCTCTTCGTCGGTTTTATTTCCCGCTCTTTACCAGAAGGCTTAGACCCAGACGTTGATCCGCTCACTGGTAGGCCGATAGAAGGCACAATCTCGTCGCCATTGGCGGGTCTGCAACCCGGCATGATGCAAGAGCTAGACCCCGGAGAAAACATCAACTGGAGCAATCCACCAGAAGCCGGTACCACCTACAGCGATTACATGCGCACCCAGCATATGGGCACCGCAGCAGCCTCTGGCATTCCATATGAAATCTTTTCCGGTGATATCAAAGAAGTGAGCGACCGTACTTTGCGAGTGCTGATCAATGAGTTTCGCCGCCTGGCGGAACAGCGCCAGTGGCAGATCGTGATTCCCATGTTATGCCAGCCAGTAATTGAATGGTGGGCAGAAGCGGCGGTACTGGCTGGCAAAATTTCATCCAACGAAATACTTGACGTCATCCGCGTAGAACATGCGCCACACGGCTGGCAGCACATCCATCCAGTGCAAGACCCGCAAGGTAAAAAACTGGAAGTCGATGCCGGTTTCCGTTCGCGTTCCAGCGTCATCGGTGAACGTGGTGACGATCCTGATCATGTGGACGATGAACGGCAGTGGGATATGCAGCGCGAGCAAGCACTGGGTTTGCACGCGTCGCAATTAACAGCACAAACAGCTAAGAAGCCAGATGACAAGAAGGAACAAAAATAAATGGACATGAATCAATTAGGTGATGTGGTACCGGGCGGCACATCAGGTGTGATCGGTAGTATCGCCGCTGCTGTGTTCGCTTGCTTTATTTTCCTGCGCAAATACCTCGCCAGTGATGCGGCTGCCCGTGCCGATGATCTGGGCAAAGTCAGTGCGCTTGATTTGTATAAACAATTGCTGGAATCGGAACGCACAGCCCGGATTTCTGCGGATGCGCGTGCTGATCAGTTTGCCAAAGAGCGCAATGAAGCGTGGCAAATGATGGGCGACATGCGTGGCGAGCTGATGGCATTGCGTGAAGAGGTAAAACAGTTGCGTGACCAGATCAATGCAGGACACAACTTGGGGCATTCCGAAACGGGTTACGAAAAATCGTCGCAGGGTAATCCCTAACGTTATCGCCACAATGAGCGCTAATCAATTTAGGGACACAACATGCGCACCTGGTACGCCTTCAATAACGCCGTCACCGATACTGCCGATATTTCCATTTTTGATGAAATCGGCATGTGGGGCGTGACTGCCAAAGATTTTATCAACGATCTCAATAAAGTCAGTGCCAAGGCCATCACTTTGTCAATCAATTCGCCCGGTGGTTCGGTGTTTGATGCCTTGGCAATTTTTAATGCACTTAAAACTTCTGGCAAAGAAGTCACCGTCCGCGTGATGGGGGTAGCAGCATCTGCCGCTAGTTACATTGCGATGGCTGGCAATAAAATCGTCATGCCAGAAAACACCTTCATGTTCTTGCATAACCCAATTGCCGGTATCTACGGCAATGCCGAAGCGATGCGTGATACCGCCGATGTGCTAGACAAAATCGGAGCCAGTCTCACCGCCACCTATGTCACACGTTCCGGTAAATCTGAAGAAGAGGTCAAAGCTATACTCGCAGCCGAAAGTTATTTAACAGCTGCCGAATGTGTAGAGATGGGGTTTGCCGATGTAATCGAACCAGCCATTACTGCACAGGCCAGCTTTGCACAAGAGCGCTTACCAGAAAACGTCAGAGCGATCTTCATGCAAGCTAAGCAGAATGTATCGGTGGTAGCTACACCGCCAACACCCGCCATGCCGTTCGTTGAACAAATTCACGCACTGGCGAGTGCTGCTGGTTTCGTTACCCACGCAGCACATTGGGCATTAGATGCCAGTGTAGACACGTTAGCCAAAGTCCAGGCCATCATCGCCGTCGCCAGCGAAATCAAAGCATTGTGCATCTTGGCGAAACAGCCTGATACGGCTGATCAACTGATACGCGCCAATAAAACAGTGGATGAAGTGCGAACACATCTTTGCACGGTATTGGCAGTAGCAGACGAACGCACCAATATCGATACCGCACTACATCACATGACCAAGAGTATCGCCCCCACACAAGAGTGCAACCCAGCGCTGGTCAACACCGCTGACATCTGGGCTAAGCGTCGATTAACTATTGGGAGTAAATAATGGCAACACCAAGTATGCAAAGCGTGACCTTGCAGGAAGGTCATCACGTCGGCGAATTCTTACTATCGGAAGGCAATGGCACGATTAGCCGTGAAGAAGGGATTCTTACTTTGACTGGTACCGCGCTGGTATCAGGTACGGTAGTAGCAAAGCTGGATACCGGTAAATACGTTGCCTACAACGCGAAAGCCAAAGATGGTGCGCAAGTTGCCAGTGCGGTTTTGTACAACAGTACGCCTGCGATCACAGGTGACTACAAAGCTGTGTTCATCGTGCGTAATGCCGAGGTGATGTCAATTGCCTTGACCGGCATTGATGCAGCTGCCGTTACCGCACTGCAGGCGACCAGCATAGTTGTGCGCTAATCCAAAAAAATATAAAAATCGAAACAGAAAGAACATCCCACCATGCCAACCTTAGATATTTTTAACGATGACGCCTTTAGTGTTCAGTCGCTGACCAAGGCGATCAACGACACGCCATTTCAGCCCATGAAGATAGGGCAAATGGGTATCTTCTCAGAAGAGGGCATCACCACCACAGCCGTGTCGATTGAAAAAGAAGGCACGACCTTATCGCTAGTACCGTCGGCAGCACGTGGTGCGCCAGGTGTGCCGATTGGTAACGACAAGCGCACCTTGATTTCACTGAACACGATCCACTTGCCACAACGTGCGAGTGTGATTGCCGACGAAGTGCAGAATTTACGTGCATTCGGCAGCGAGAGCGAAGTGCAATCAGTACAAACTGTGGTCAACAAAAAACTCGCGAAAGCGCGTCGCAATATCGACGTGACGATGGAATACCAGCGTATCGGTGCGATCAAGGGACAAGTGATGGATGCCGATGGTGCCACCGTGCTGGCTGATATGTTCAGTACCTTCGGTGTCAAACAAACCACCCATGCGATGGCATTGGGCAGTGACAGCACTAAGGTACGGATCAAGACAGTGGAGGCCAAACGCAAACTGGAAGAGGCGCTGGGTGGCTTGATGTATAGCGATCTGACTGCCTTGTGTTCGGCCAGCTTCTTCGATGCTTTGGTTGGTCATCCGGTAGTCGAAAAAGCCTATGATCGTTACCTGAACGGTGAATTTTTACGGGAAGACCAACGCAAGGGATTTTTCTTCGCTGGCGTGTATTGGGAAGAATATCGCGGCAATGTCGCCGGTCGTGATTTCATCGAGCTTGACACTGCTTACCTCATTCCAAGCGGTGTACCTGATCTGTTTATCACCAACTTCGCGCCAGCCGATTACATGGAAACGGTCAACACCAACGGTTTGCCGTACTACGCCAAACAGGAAGCGATGCGGATGAACAAAGGCGTGGAGATTGAAGCGCAATCGAATCCGATTTCGATCTGCACCCGACCACAAACGATTATCAAATTGTTCAAAGGCACAGCACCGTAATGTTGCCGGTATTTACCTCCATGACCAATAGTGTCCTTGCCAAGCTAGGTGAGGATGCGGTGCATCAGAGTAAAAATGGACAAAACCTGCCATGCCGCGCCAATGTCGAGCGCGGTGTGCAAATGGCGGGTTATGGAGATGACATGATAGTTGAACGCGATGTCGTCACCTTGAGCAAAGACTTGCTAGCGGTCGTCGGCGATACGCTGATAATCGGCGAAGATCATTACACACTAGATCATCTGTTCGCCGACAATGGCTATTCGGTACGCTACACCTTATTGGCTAATTCATTGGAAAACTGATGGCAAGCAGCAGATTTAATATCACCATCGACGCCAGCGGCATCACTGGGCTGGCGCAGTCGCTAGGCCAATTCGACAGCGCACAACTCGCAACAGTATCCTTGCAAGCCGTCAATACAGTAGCCAAACATACGTATGACACGGTGCGGCCACGGATGAATGCCAACATCAATCTGACCGACGCCTATCTGCAAGACCGTATGCAGCTACGACTGGCAACCAACCCGCTTAACCCCAAAGCGATCATCGCCGCACGCTATCGTCATACGCGACTCGCCAATTACGCCTCTAAACAATTGCTACAACCCGTTAAACATCCGAGCATTGCCAAAGGCGATCCCAGCCGTGGTATACCGAAAGGCATGAAAGCTGCGGGTATTTCAGTAGAGGTGACACGTGGTGGTCGCAAGGCGATTCCTAACGGTTTTACGATGCCACTTAATAACGGCAATGGTATCGGTGTGTTTACCCGTAGTCGCACTACCAGGGAAGTTAAACACCGCTACGGTCCATCGGTATATCAACTCTTTCGTACCAGTGTCGATGCAATGGTGGGAGATATCGAACAAGAGCTACAAGATGCCTTAATCGTGCAAGCAGAACGTGAATTACAGAAAGCATTCAGATGACGATTTATAGCAAGGCCAGTGATATTGCGATTGAGTTATCGAACCGGTTAGCGAGTATCACGATTGTCAATGGTTACCATACTGATATCGGTAAAGCCGTGTTTCGTGGTCGGCGCAAAATCGATGATCACCATATTCCGTGTGCGATTCTGATTGAGGGTGACGATACGCCGACTGATACGCCTGGCAGATTAACTGATGTGGCGATTAATCAGCGTTATATATTAGGCGGTTACGCAGCGTGTGATCCATATCATCCGAACGATAGGGCACATGACATCCTGAAAGATATCAAGCGTGCTGTTTTTAAAGAGGATGCCAAGCTAAGCGGTAAGGTGCGCCGTGTCACTTACCGTGGCCGAGATATTGGCCCACGGATGGATGGTGCGGCAATCGTGTTTACAGTGATTGAGATTGATGTGCAATTTGTGGAAAATTTGACAGACCCTTGAAGATTAGTTACACGAAATCTGTAATTTATCGAAGAAAGCCCTGTTTCGTTTTTTCGCATCATTTAACATTTTGTCGTAAGACATAATTTCAATGTAGCAGCCTCTCGTCTTATGATACAAAAAATAACCCTCATTATCAGCCATCGGAGTGAAATCACGATCTGATGCGATTTGCTTCATTTTTGGTGTTAGGCTACAAATGATGTATGCGTAGAATGGGATTTGCTGTGAATTTATCGTTTTACCCTTAAGGCTTTTGGCTTCTCCATCTTTGATTTTTCGTACATATCGAAGTACCTGTTCGACAGGGTCTTCGTCGTTAGGTGGGTATTCATTACGTTCTGGGCGTTTAAACTCGACAAGTACAATTGATTGAAAAGCACTTTCAGACTCAGAAAATGCTGTTGGTGAATTAAAGACCACTATATCAGGCTCATCTCCATCGGTAGAATTTACAACTTTCAATTTGCGAATTGGTAAATCGGATGCGAGGTGTGAGTGAAATGCTAATCGTTCGTCGATAACCCATAAATTTTGTTCTGAAAAGCCGACATCGTCAGATGTTGTACGCATCGGGAAAATCAGTTTGTGAACCAATTCTTCTTTAGCGTAGCGACCATTTTCCTGAATCTCTAAGGCGTCATCTAGTAAATCAAGAATGGTGCGGCGATGAATCACATATTTTGCGAGTGCCGCTTTCCCTAACTCATTTTCAGCAGATAAATAACTTTCGTAAAGATTGTTGTATTGTTCAGAATCGGTTGTAGCATCGGATGCTAAAGTGGTGATCTGCTTTGCGTCTTCTTTATGTTCTACTTCGATCTCTCGCTGCACTTTGAAAAGAGCAAGATCCAATGCATCGTCAGACAAATGCGGTGCTACGCGATCCAAATGAGATTCATATCGACTGTTGAGTATGAAACGATACTCTGGAGCTTTGCTAGCGACAAAATTTTCTACATTGCGACGTTTTTCGGTTTTTAAAGTTACCAAATATGGGGCCGCAACGTTTTTAAGCTGTTCACCAACAGCATCATATATATCTTGCTTAGTGAGCTCTTCTGGAAATTCAAGATCATCATCACGCATGAATAAAAAAGCTGTTCGCTCTGAGTTTACATTTTCATCTAAATAAGTACCAGAGATGTATGTGAGAAAAACGAAAGACTCACCTGCATCATCAACTAATCTAACGGTCAGGTCTGACACTAATGCGCTTGCTTTTTGCGAAAGCACTTCTCTACTATGAGCGCAGTATGAGACTGAATGTTGTTTGGATGCGCTCGAATGGTACTTAACAATTCGTGCAATAAAAGGCCATTCCTTAACTGTGAAATTGAGTTCAGTAACAGATGAACGAATTTCATCTGCAAATACTTGATTCACATTCAGTGATTGACTTCCTAAGTTGTCGTGGAGCCATATTTGAGGGCAATCCCCAGAGACGAAATAGATTAGAAGGTGATCTATTATTTTTCGGCTAATAGTCTCAAGGTTTTTCGGAAAATGTTTTTGATATTCCGAACGTAATGAAAGAAGTTTTACTGAGGTTCGGTACTGCTTTGATTTTGCCTTAATTACTTTTTCATTTTCGATACCACTCTTTGTTTTGAGAAAATCAAATTCACGTTGTGACCATTCGTCACCATCCAAGTAGTTGCTTTCTACACGCGCATTTTCAAAAACTTTAAGCCATGTGAAACGACCAATCCCTTTGTTGCCACGAGCAACTTTGTTAGTCGAGTCAGAGAGAAAAAATGCCTGATAATTTTGGTCATTAAATCCGATGCCTGTATCTGTGACGGTGATATTTTGAATCGAAGATGCAACATCATCTACACCATGAATATTGTGCTGACGCACATCGTGATCAATAGTTACATCAATACGGCTTGGATATGTTTTAGGGAGGTCAACCATTGCTTCAATTGAGTTGACCAAGCACTCAAAAATGGGAATGTAAGGCTGTGTTCTAGGTAGCTGTAAATTATTGATACGGCCAACGATATCTACTTGCATTCCTATCCCCCGGTGAATTTTCTTACATAATAAACGATTATCGCGTGAAAAATTCCAATATAGCGTTTAGAAAAACTGACATTAATCAGTTGAAAATTCATATGACGAAATCCCAGCGCAGGGATCACGCTTAAACTTGCGTCACACTCAATCTAATTAAATGGATGGAGAACAGCATGTCAGCACGCGGATTTTTAGGCGCAGGGGATTTATACATTGCCCGATATGATGCTACATTAGGCGACTTCGGTTCCTATCAAGGCCCATATGAAGCAACCAAGTTTGAAATCAAGCCCAAGGTTGAATTGAAGGAAATGACTTCGCGTGGTCGCTCCACTTATGGTCAGACCATCGAATCGGTAGCGCTGCAACAGCCTACCGAATTTACAGTCGAACTACCCGAGATCAACAAGGAATCATTGACGATAGCCTTGCTCGGTACCTCGACCGACATTAATCAGGCTTCCGGTACATTGACGGCAGAAACGCTGATCGTTAAGCAGGGCGCATGGGCACAAGTATCGAAGGGTAATTTGGCAAGTAAAGATATCAAGCTGACTAATGCGACTGGCGATAAGACTTACGCGCTGGGTGTGGATTACGATGTCAATTATCGTCTTGGCATGTTGAAGCCTTTGGCACTTGGCGCGATCAAAGATGGTGACACTGTTAAATTGACAGCGACGTTTAATGCGATGACCGGCACCAAGATTGCTGGTGGTACTAACGCACAAATCCGCGCACGCTTCAAACTCGATGGTAAAAATTTCGCTGACGATCTGCCGTGCATCGTGACCGTGCATGAAGGCATCATCGCCGCTGATTCTGCCTTCGATTTCTTGTCTGACGACTTCGCCAGCATTTCACTTCCCGGTCGCATGAAGACACCCAAAGGTAAAGGCGAACCGTTTACGGTGGAATTGCTAGACAGCGCTATGTAATATTCACTTCGTAGCCACTTCGGTGCGGCGCATTCGTTCTCGCACCAATCTTTCTCTATTTCGGATCTTCCCATGTCATCCAATAAACGTGATGTCGAGCTAGCGATTGCTGTCTCGACTACTGGCGTCGATAGTGTGCGCCAATTGCAATCGCAAGTCGAATTGCTTGCCAAGCAGGGTGGTGCGGCAGCACCTGAGTTTCAAAAGCTTGCCAATGAAATTAACCATTTGGCTGATCAAGCTAGTGCTCTCGATGTGTTCAATACTGTCGCCGATGATGTAGAACGGTTGGCACTAGCGCAGCGTGATACTGCTGAGAGAAGTCAGTTACTCGGTCGCGAGCTGGCGCAACTGACGAGTAAAACCACGCAATATCGCAGCGCCGAAGAGCAGACGTTGACCACCTTGTTAGCTGCACAACGTGCGCAAGCGACGATGCGCGACATGCTGGCAACGGTCAAGAATGAAACCGATGCTGCCGGTAAAAAGACTATTGAATATCAGCAATCGGTGCAAACGCTGACACGCTCGTTAATTGAAGGTCGCGCTGGTGTACGGGGTTTGGCAGAGTGCTATAAAGATGCGCAAGCTGCTAGCTATGCCGCAGCACTGGAGGAAAGCAAGTTTGCCAAGATTGTGGCCGTATCTTCAAAAGAATCGCAGAACGCCAGCGCCGAACTGGCAAAACGCAATGCGACGCTGCTGGATACCCGAAGTGCATTGGACGCGACCGGTGTGGCGAGCACTGATCTAGCTGCCGTGCAAAAGACGCTCATTACCGCTTTTGCCACCAGTGAAGCCCAACTACAAAAACTACTGCAATCTGAGATAGACGCCAAGCTTGCCGCCAAAGCGTTTGCTGATGAAGAAGATCGATTAGCGCGCATCGTGTTGGCGACGAAATCGGAGATGGCAAATGCTGCCCAGCATCAGCTGCTTGTAGAAAAACAAACCTACGCCGAGATGATCAACGGCCAGCAACAGGCCGCAGCTTCGGCGAAGGCGGCTGGGCAAGCCATCCAGAATGCATTATCGACAGTAGGAGTGCGCGCTGCCACAGATATTGCGCATGAGATCACCCAAGTACGCAGTGCGTTAGATTTGCTCAAGACCAGCGGCACGTTAACTGGTCGCGAATTAGATCGTGCGTTCGCACTCGGTAAAAATCGCCTGCAAGGATTAGAGCGTGACTTGCGCGCCGCCACCGGTCAAATGACCTTGATGGACAAGGCCACCAATGTTCTAAAAAGCACGGCTGGTCAATTGGCGGCGGGTTTCGGTTTGGCCGAAGGGGTACGTCGCCTGGCGGATAGTTTTTTAAGTGCTAACAAGGAAATCGAAACACTGCGACTAGGGTTAGGTGCGATACACGGCAGTTCCCTGATTGCTGCGCAGCAGATCGATTTCTTACGCAACACCGCCAATACTGCAGGTGTGTCGATAAGTAGCATCAGCGATTCGTTTGTCCGTTTCTCCGCATCGGCGCATGCCGCCAATATTCCGATTGCCACCACCAATGGTTTGTTTGCGGCGTTGACCCAAGCAGGGGCTACCTTGGGTTTGTCGGGTGACAAGGTATCGCACGCCTTGGATGCGTTATCGCAGATGGCAAGTAAGGGCGTGGTCAGTATGGAAGAGTTACGCCAACAGCTAGGTGATTCTTTACCTGGCGCATTGTCGCTCACTTCGAAGGGTTTGGGTTTGACCGATCAGCAATTAATAAAGCTGGTGGAAAGTGGTGGGCTGTTAGCGCGTGATCTGTTCCCAGCGTTGACTACTTCCTTGCAATCCATGTCTGGTGAAGTGAACACCTTGCAGTCGAAGTGGGAACGCTTAAAAAATGCCATGACCACCACTATGCAGGTGCTGGGTGATACTGGTGTGCTGGATGTGTTGAAACTGGCATTGCAAAGTTTGGGTGTGGTTGTCGGTAGCGTTGCGGTCGGCGTCAGTGTGCTGACCGATACTTTCATGACGTTCATCAAAGTGTTGGGTACAGTAGGCGCTGCAGTTACGACTGGCAATTTCAAAGACCTGGGAAATGAAATCAGCAACCTGATTGAGACTGCTGTGAGTCGACAAACTACCTTGATCGACTCGTATAAACAAGTGATAGGTGTGGCCGATCAGTCGGTCAACGCGCAACAGCAGTCAGCTGTTGCCGCTAATACCAACGCCACCGCACAAACGGCAGCGGCGCAAGGTGCGATGATCAATGCGAATGCGCAGCAGGTTGCTGGCAATGCTGCCCAAGTCGCCGGTACGCAGGCGGCGAGTGCTGGCGGCAGTTGGGTACAACTGTCGGTGCGGTATGCTGAATCGAGTAAAGAAGCCGAGCGCCGCATCGACGTGGCCGAGAAAGTCGTTAAGGCAGTGCAGGCCGAAGGGGAATCATCTATCGCCTTAAGCAATCTGGCCGGTGATCAAAAGTCATCATTGCAAGCGGCTACCGATGCTGCCACGGGCAACGCCAATGCCTTATCCAGCTTGACCACTAAGCGTCAGGAAGATATCAATAATATTGCCCAACAGGTCACCGCACTGTCAGCATTATTGGTTGCGCAGGGCGACCCCGATGGCTCACGCCAAAAGCAGATCGACGCGCTCACTAAAACCATCGAGCTACGTCAGGTGGAATTAGAGCGCGCGCAGCAAGCGACCAATCTCGCCAAGACCGAAGCGATGGCACGTGATGTGGCGACCAAATCCTATGAAGACAATGCGGCATCATTGGAAACTTTACGGCAAGCGGCGAGTAACACCAGGACCGCTTTGCAGCAGTTGGAAGTCTTGGAAGCGGCCGGGAAGGCGACACGGGAGCAGGTGGTGGATGCCACCCGTCGAGCAGCCAGTGCACAAGCTTTATATCGTGATGCGTTAGCTGACACCGCTGCGGCGATGGAGCGTAACGTGCAAGCATTGCAAAATAAATCGCAATTAGCGCAAGCGGCGATCAATGTGGACATCGCGCATGCTAAAACGGTGGAAGATGTCGCCCGTGCCGAGGGTGATCAAGCCGCTGTCATTGCACAGCAGATCATCCAGAAGCAATTAGCCATCAAAGCCACAGAAGCTAATATTGCCGCCACGTCACAAGAAACCAAAGCCATCATCACCAATGCCGAAGCGCAGCAAGCGGCGTTACTTGCCAGTGGTGAGATGACCGCACAAAAGCAATCTGAAATCGACAAGACCATCGCCAGCGCCAAAGCTAAGCGGTTGGAAGTGGATGCGACTCGTGAACACATCAAGCAGTTACAGCAAGAAATTACTAGCCTGGAGCAAGGCACTAGTACACGGCACGCACATACCGATGCGATCCGCGAACAAACCTCTGCCCGCGAAGCGGACATCATTGCGCAGGAAAAATCGCTCGCCCTTACCAAGCGCGAAATGGAACTGCAAGCAGCTAAGCGTGATGTACTCAATACCAATGGTGACAAGGTGAACATGTCGCAACCCACCATGCTCAGTATCTATAACCAGTTAAAGGGCTATGGCATGGAGGATGCGAAAGCGAAAGCGACCGCCCGAGAGTTCGCCGATGCCAACGGCAATATCCCGACCATGAGTAATCCCGGCCAGCGCAAATACGATGGCAGTTCCTTGTCGATGGCGGTGATGAAGGCGGCAGAAAAATCCATCTTCAATACGAATAATGCAGCGTCGATAGCAGGTAAAGAAACTGCTTTAGTCAAGCAGGGTGGCTACACCGTCAACGTCAACATGGGCGGCAAATCTTCCCTGGTTAATGTCGCTTCACAGTCGGATGCCGACAATCTTGCCAGATTACTTGGCACACTCGCTAGCGCTGCTACTCGCGCCAGCTAAAGAATAAAAACAGGACAACACTGTGATTCAATTATCTGATGGTATCACTTCACTGATGTTGCACGACGATCTATTGTGGGTAGATGAGCATAACTGGCACCCAGTTGAACAAAGCATCAATCGCACCATCACAGGCAGCTTGATCGTCAGCACCGCTCAGCGCATCGCTGGCCGTCCCATCACTTTGCAAAGTATTGATGATAGCAACGCCTGGCACACCCTGGCGCAAGTCAATCAATTGCGAAATTGGGCCGCAGTGGCAGGTTTGGCATTGACCCTTACACTGCGAGCAACTGTTCGGCGTGTACTGTTTGCCCATCACGAAGGCGCTGCTATTGAAGCGACACCGGTGGTGCATTACAGCGATGTAAGTAACGCTGATTTTTATCGCATTACCTTGCGATTGATTGAAATGTAGAGAAAACTAATCATGCCTATCCTTGCCGGTGACATTCAATTAATCGCTTCCAAGGTGATGGATGACAACGAAGAAGGCGGCGGTGCACCCACAGCGATTGCCATACACGATGGTGCCAGCAATGCGATCTTTCCTGATATCTCCGAGCTAGACCGCGCCGGTGGTCGGGTCAACTTGCGTAAAGTGTTTGCCAGTGTGCAGACCACGGACACCGATAGTTATTTGGGCGCTAACGTGGTGGTGGCTGTGCCACCGCAAGACCCGTTAGTTAGTGTGACATTATTTTCTACTGGGCAGGTATTCGACACCCGCAGCAATGCCCGTAATCGGGTCGAATCGTATTTGTCGTCTGGCTCCGAATGGCCTGCCTATTTGTTTGAAAATCATATCGCCGGTCAACGCTCGATCCAGTTATTCCAGCGTTCTAGCGAAACACTGCCGCCAGTCGGTCAAACGCTATTACTGGTACAAGACGAAGGGCAAACGACCGAACGTGCCCAGTACGTGCGCATCACCAAAGTGAGCGCCATTGAGCGCGCGTTTACGTATGATAACGACAAAGATTACAAAGTGCTGATTGTCACCTGTGGTCTGAGTGATGCCTTGCGCTATGATTTTAGCGGCAGCCCCGCCGCCCGCACTTTTATCAGAGGCCAGAATCGCACCGTGGTACGGGATACGGTGGTCGCCGATGCCGCCACCTATTGTGGCGTAGTGCCGATAGTTGAACTGGTCAATATCGGTGACCTCAAGGTTAAATGCAAAAGCATCTATACGCAGTTAGTCCCCAGCGCCCAAACCGAAACACCGATCATCGACGCCAATGCTGCCGGTGAGTACGATACCTTGGTTGATGCCTCCAATGGCATGGTGACGATCACCACTGCGCAACCGTTTAACGCGGCCACGAATCTGTATCTAGGCAATCCGGTAGTGCCGAACACATTGGCAATTAATTTCACTGGCGGGGTGCTCAATGATGTCGGTGGCATGCTGACCAATGGTGCCACTACGGTGGGGACGATCAATTATGCGAATGGCTTGATCACGTTTGCCAGCACCAGTCCTGCCTATGCGGGAGCCAAGACGATCACCTTTAAAGCAGCCGGTGCGCCATTGTCGCTGGCCGATTCTGCCGGGATTGCGGTCACCAGTATCAACCGGGCGTACAACTATGTGCTCACCATCTCGCCACCACCGGCACCGGGGAGTACACGGGTTGCTTATCGCGCCCAAGGTAAATGGGTGGATTTGCGCGACAACGGTGCCGGAATGTTGCGGGGTGCGGATGCGGCTTTTGGTTCTGGTACCGTCAGTTACAGCACCGGTACCATCGCCGTGACATTGGGGGCATTGCCCGATGTCGGCAGCACCATCATTGCTAACTGGGGTAGCAAGGCGAATTATCTGAATCGCGCTACCGCTGGCGTGGAGCCGACCAGTATCATGTTAGCTTGTGCTAATCGCGGTGTGATGCCATCATCGATAGTCATCACCTGGAATAATGGCAAAGATAAAACGGCGCTGGATAATGGCAACGGTGGTATCACGGGGGACGCGACTGGTACGGTCAATTACGTCACCGGTGAAATCAAACTGATCCCGAATCAACTGCCTGCCGGTGGTCAGACCTATACTGTGGCGTATACCTACGGTGAACCAGACAATGAAGTGTTCCCCGCGCCGATTCGTAATCCCGATGGTACCGTTAGTATCGCACTGGCGAAAAAGAACATCACGCCCAACACGGTCAGTCTGACCTTCAATCTCTTATATGAAAACTATGATCCAGTCGAATACACCATCGCCAAGACCGATCCGTATCTCACCTTAAAAGATAACGGCAGCGGCAGCTTATCAGATAGTACCGGCACAGCGCACGGCAGTATTAACTACACCACTGGCATAGTCACCTTTAAGCCCGACACTATCGTCAGCTTACCCAAAGCCCAATACGGTCATTTCCCGGTCGGTATTGACAAAGATGGCGGTTCCATCATGCGCTATCTGTTCACGGGATTTATCTATGTGCCAGTGGGTGCCTATATGCCGATGGATGAGAGTGCTTCAGTCAAAGTCAATTATCGTGCTGCATCAAGTAATACCAATGCGAAGGAAGACATTACCAGCAGCGCCTTAACGGTTGATTTAACCCGTCAGTTCAGTGAGGTCATTGTACCCGGCAGCATCCGTTTTAACTTTGGTGGCATGGATTACTTTGATCGTGCTGGTCGCCTGTATACCAATCTGGATGTATTGACAGGTAGTGCGAGTATAGCCGGGAGTATCGACTACGCTACCGGTAACACGACGATCACCAACTGGATGCCAGCTAACGCCAACCTCATCAGTGTTAAATCGTTATTGACCACTATCGCCGGACAACCAGTGGATCAGGCCGTATTCCGTGCGCCAGTGTCTCCGTTGCGCCCCGGCTCTTTGCAAATCGTCGCGACTCGTTTGGATGGTAGTCAGATCAATGTCACGGCCAATCCTGATGGGACCATTACTGGCAATAAAATCATCGGTCACGTCGATGTCGATACCGGGGTGATCAATGTGCGCTTTGGTATCTGGATCATAGCCGCTGGCAATGAAGGGCAACCGTGGTATGACGCCAGCGCCGTGATCAACGGTCTACTGTTTCGCTCTTATCCGGTGTTTGCCAGCAGCATCAAATTCAATGCGGTGGCGTATTCGTATTTGCCGTTAGATGCCAACATCCTCGGGATCGATCCGGTGCGCCTGCCACAAGATGGCCGGGTGCCAATTTTTCGCCCGGGTGGTTATGCGGTGATTGGGCATACTAAAATCAGTCAGCCGGTTACAGTCAGCAATAAGCAAACGATAGATGTAGCGCGAGTACGGTTGTCGCGGGTACGCGTGTTAGATAAAAATAAACAAGTGATCAACCTTGGCTACAGTGCCAATCTGGAAGCCGGTACCGTGACATTTACGGATGTCAGCACTTACGCCCAACCGATCACGATAGAAGACCGCATTGAAGACATGGCGGTGGTGTCAGATGCGCAGATTAATGGCGAGCTCAGTTTTACCCGCCAACTCAGTCATCATTATCCAGTCGGCTCTTACGTGTCCAGTGCCTTGATTGCAGGCGATATGAAGTCACGCGTAGCGACGCTGTTTGATCAGGCGACCTGGGATGGCGTGAGCTGGCGCGATGCGGTGGTAGGCAACGTCGCCACTGCGACCTATAACGATACCTTGACTCCAATACAAGTCTCCAACATCGGCACCGTTACTGAACGCTGGGTATTTCGCTTTACCAATACCAATGCCTTCGAGGTGATCGGTGAACATGTCGGCGTGATCGCCACTGGCACCACCGGTAACGACTGCTCTCCGATCAACCCAGCAACTCATCAACCGTATTTCACGATCAAAGCTAGCGGCTGGGGTTCAGGTTGGTCGGTCGGCAATATCGTGCGCATGAATACGGTGGGTGCATTGTTTCCGGTGTGGGTAGTGCGCACCATTCAGCAGGGAAGCGAAACGGTGCAAGACGATGCATTTACCTTATTAATTCGGGGTGATGTCGATAGACCCTAGCGTTACAAAAATACAACCAATATCAATCATACTGAAAGAGAAAAAATGTTCGACACCAGCGTAAAATATTTACACAGTGCGATGACGGATGCGCCCGTGCTATCCGGTACTGCAGGATCATTACTGGCGGCACTTGATGCCTGCCTGATCAATGGCATAGGGTTGCGCACCGCCACATCACTGGTAGTTGTCGATGGCATTGCCACCATTGCCGTCGCGACCAATCACAGCGCAGAAATCGGCACCGTGATTGAGGTGGCCGGTGCAACACCGACTACTTTGAATGGGCAACAGCGTGTTACCGGCATCACCACTAATGCGATCAGTTTTGCGACTACGGTTGCCAATACCACGGCGCTTGGCACCATCACCGTTAAAAATGCAGCACTAGCCTGGCGAAAAACTTTCAGTGATGGCAATCTGGCAGCGTATCAACCACAAGATGTGACGGCAACAAATTGCCTGTTGCGAGTCGATGACAGCGGCACCATGACGGCACGGGTAGCTGGTTTCGAGTCCATGAGTGATATTAATAACGGCACTGGAAAGTTTCCCAACACTGCACAAAAGACTGGTGGGCTGAACTGGGTAAAATCGACGACGGCAGATGCGGTAGCCAGGTCGTGGATGGTGTTCGGTGACAGCAAATGCGTGTATGTGTGCATCGCGGCCAGCTATGCTAATACCAATAATTACGCCATTTACCTGTTTGGCGATTTCACCTCCTACAAAAGTGGCGACGCCTATGGCTGTGCAATTGCAGGTGCCTTTGACGATCAGGTGTGGACAGGTTCACCCGCCTCGGGTTGCATGGGTTATAGCGTCGGCATGACTTCCAATGGCGTGTATGTGCCCCGTTCGCATACGGCCATCGGTGGCTCACAGCCGGTACTCAGAATTGGCGCATCGGCCATTTCCGGTAATTACAATGCCGTTAATGCTTCCGGTACCAGTGGTTATGCCTTCGGCAGCTTTCCGAATGGTGCGGATAATGGTTTGATGCTGTGCAAAGTATTGCTGTTTGTAGCAGGTGCATTTAGGGGGGAGACAGTTGGTATTTGGCACGCTATGCAAGATGTGGGTAATGCGTTTATGCCGAAGGATCAGGTAGCAGGTACCGGTGCCATGCGTGATAAAAAAATTATTGCCGTGCGATTGGGAGGAGTTGCCTCTGCCACCAGCGGCACTGTTTTCTTTGATGTGACGGGGCCGTGGCGATCATGACGGCAACCTCTTATCTCATCCGGTCACTTGGCAGCACCACGTTTGCAGCGAGCCCCTTGGATAAGGCTATCATGCCTCGTGTCGCGCCACGCGTGGCAATCTTTGCTTCGGCACCAAACTTGCTATCTGCCATGGCAAAGCGAGTCGATAAGCCGGTGCGCTATCGCGACATGGAATATGCCGGACGTGGCACTATCTCTGGCACTGTGCTTGAGAAGGGCGTGACCAATACCCCAGTGCACAGGCGTGTGCGCTTATTCCGCGATCGCGATGGCTTGTTGATTCGTGAGACCTGGAGCGATGTAGTGACTGGCACATTTACGTTCGCCGATATTGATGAACGTCACACCTATTCCGCATTAACGATGGATCATCACCACCACTTTAGAGCGGTGGTGGCTGACAGGGTGACACCGGAGGTAGCCGCATGACGGTGACGATTTCGGCTGTACATAATACCGCCCGCTTAAACGGCACCTTGACGTTTCTCAATAGCGGCAACGAGCCTGCGCGTATTCGTATTTATTCGGCACCGCAGCCAGCCAATGGCGCTGAACCCGATGGTGTACCACTGGTGGAAATGGCATTAAGGAAACCAGCCGGAACTGTGGTCGATGGTGTACTGACATTGGCAACCGCAGTGGACGCCATGATTATGCAATCCGGTGTGGCGACGTGGGCGCGGGTCATCAATGGCAATAATGAACTTGCCTGGGATTGCGATGTCACCGATAGTAAAGGCAATGGCTTTATCCAACTGCCATCGACCACCTTGTATGCTGGTGGTGTGACGCGTCTGGTGCTTGGTACGATAGTCTAACAACGTGGAACTCGTCTTTAGCGATCCGCTGGCTATCAAGCAGCCATTGGGGTTGGTGTTTGGTGAGATGGGCAGTACGCCAGAGCTACCGAAATTAGTTACCCTCAATGGGGCGTTGCCCAGCATGTCAGGCAACATGCAAATGACTACCGTGACGAATGCGGTGGCTATTGGGGTGTTGCCGACGATGACTGGCAGGGCAACGATCACAGTGCTGGTCGATGTGATGATCAATAGTCGCTTACCGACACTGACCGGCGGTGTAGCGGTGAAATATGTATCAGGCGCAGTGCGGCCCACCGTAGCCGAACCGGTGAATTACTGGCAGATGACACAGCCTGCCAGCATTACCGTACTTGATAGTCGTCACGGTATTTTACGCACGCATGCAGTGCAAGCGAACGACTGGCGACAAGCAAGATCGGCAACGACGGGTATCTTGTCATGCAAACCGAAGACGGTCTTTTCGACACCGTTGTTGTGCTGCTTAGCGCAACACGATGCGGAGCGTCTGGCTACCATCACGCATAACGTCATCTCACAAGATGGTCTGCATGATCGCCGCCCAAGTGCGCTCACAACATTTCAGCAAGGCAGCGTAACCGCATCAAGCGCCAAGCAATCACCTTGGCAGTGTGCTTTACGTGCGAGCCGTAATCAGATCGCAGGACGTTGGCAGAGTGCGGGTACATACTCGCTTCAACAGTCGGAGTTTGCCAGATCAGGGTGGTCATTACCTATTGGTGTCGGGACTAAATTCGAAGCAGCAATGCGACCACAGGCAGGAATGTTGTTATGGCCGGTAACGCCAGTGCTTGATCCCTGTTACGTACCACCGTTAGGGTGTGCGGTGCAATTGTTATTCATTGATACTCATGGTGATACGCAGCTGGTCTTCATCTGTCGTCAAGAAACTGATCCAGCACAAACCATCGTCGTACCAAAGTTAAGGGTATATGTCGTGATCAATAGTGCAGCATTAATCCGAGTAGATGGCAACATTGATTTGCCGACATTGGGCATGACGCTGGCAATTGATTATGAATCATGGACATGGAGTTTTACGGCGTCATTACCAGAGCGCACATTGCGTGATCTGGAACCTGGTCGTGATGGTGATCCGGTGGAAGTTGAAGCATTGATCAATGGTGCACCGTACCGCTTTATTGTTGAATCGCTCAGCCGTGAACGCACCTTCGGTCAGCGTAGTGTCAAGATAGCAGGGCGTGGGAAATCGGCATTGTTGGATACGCCATATGCACCCAATAGCTATTTCATGAACCCACAGGCACGTACTGCGCAGCAGTTAATGGGTGATGTGTTGACAGTAAATGGCGTACCGCTGGACTGGCAAGTTGATTGGCAACTCACGGATTGGTTAGTGCCAGCTGGTGTCTGGTCACATCAAGGGAGTTATATTTCGGCGTTAAACAGAATAGCATCGGCAGCGGGCGGTTATATTCAACCACATGCGACTGAGGCGCAATTGCGGATTTTGCCGATCTATCCAAAGCCTGCATGGGAGTGGGGTGGTATTACACCGGACTATGAGTTGCCAGCAGATGTGACGACGCGAGAAGCGATTGAATGGAAAGAAACACCGCGCTATAACCGTGTATTTGTGTCTGGTATCAGTAATGGTGTGCTGGGGCAGGTGACGCGACAAGGAACGGCAGGTGACAACATCGCTACCATGGTCACGGATAGTTTGATTACTCATGCTGATGCTGCGCGTCAGAGAGGGGTTGCGATTTTATCTGACACCGGGCGTCGCGCCGATATCACCTTGAAGCTACCGGTATTGAGAGAGACGGGCATTATCGTTCCCGGTAAGTTTATCGATTATGAAGATGGCAGTACCAAGCGACGCGGCATTGTGCGTAGTACGGCAGTCGATGTTGGGCGACCGGAAATCTGGCAATCAATAGGGGTGGAGACAAGAGAGGTGAGTCGTGCGTAATCCCTACAAAGTCTTACTCGGCTTATTACCCAATCCGCCGCTAATGGTTGGTACGGTAATTGCTGTTGATGGCGGTACTGTAACATTTCAGTTGCCAGGCGGTGGCATCACGCAAGCCAGAGGTGACGCCATCATCAACACACAAGTATTTATCCGGGATGGCGTGATCGAAGGCGCGGCTGAAAATTTACCAATTGAAATTATCGAACTATGAACGTGACAAAAATCAGAACGGTCAATGATTGGCATGCCATCCTCATTTCTTGCCAAGTGAAACCTGCAACCGCACAGCGTTGGGCAGCGGTGTTTGCAGCGGAGATTTCGAGTAGGACTTTTTCGTTAGGTGATAGTGAAATTGATGATTTTTTAGGGCAGGTGCTGCATGAAAGCAGTATGCTGGAACGCCTGGAAGAAAACCTGTTCTACACCACACCGGAGCGCATCGTTGCAGTCTGGCCGCATCGGTTTGGCACTAACGAACAAGCTCTGCCGTATCTGCGTAATCCAGTGGCACTGGCGAATAAAGTGTATAGCAATCGCTTAGGTAACACGACACCAGGTGATGGCTACCAATATCGTGGTCGGGGTTTGCTGCAAGTGACTGGTAAAGACAATTATGCCGTGGTTGGTAAAGCGCTCAAACTCGATTTAGAAAATACACCTGATCTGTTGGCGCAACCTGTAATCGCACTTCGCGCCTCTATCGCTTGGTGGGAAGGTAATGTACCCGATTGCATCATGGGCGATCTCGTGAGAGTGACTAAGCGTGTCAATGGCGGCATCAACGGCTTGGCGCACCGTGAGTTACTTACCAGCGCAGCAATGAGGATGATCGTGTGATTAGACTGGACGTGATGTACCCGGTCTTTTACTAAGTCTGCGTTTTATGGCCTTAGCTTCGTTTTTCTTTTTGTTTTCAAGATCATCGTAGATGGCAAATGCCCTGTCTCTGATATTTAAAACGACAAAGAAACCAAGCATTATCACAGCCAAAGCACCGATAAAAAACATGATGCTGCGGAACTCGCAAAGTTGGGTACTTAAGTCATGTAATGAGAGTTCTCGGTGTGCCCTTAAGTATTTGGCGGCAAGAGGAGCTAGCGAAAAGGCGGAGAGTCCTCCTGCTATTGAAAGCGCAGTGTAGGTATTGATAAAACTATCCGCAAGTTTTTCTGCGCTCTTATCCGAGCCTTTGCGTGTATTTTGCAAAAGTTTTTCCATGTTTTTTTCATGCATTTTTCCAAAGTAGGCAGTAATTTTACTTTCAAGTTTCACGCGAATTTTGTTCATTTGAATTTTCAGTTTCAGATTTTCACTTGCAAACAAATTAGTTAAAGCACGTGATGCGGGCCAATGTGCTTTTCGCCTCACCCTTATTCAATCAAGGGGCGGGTCTGTGATGCAGGCCGTTTAGGGTTACTGATAAATTGTCGTGCACAGCCTCGGCACTTAAATACAGGCCTGCGATCTGGAGACCATCCCTTAACATACACATCTCCACTTGCACACAATGGGCATGATGTACCGGCAGGCACTGGTGGCAGTGGAATTTTGGACGCGTGTTTTGATTGGTTGGGGTTCTTGGGCGGATACATAAAGGCGCTTCGGCAATCCTTGCAGCGATATTTATACCGACCATCTGGATGTTTTTCTTGCAGTAAATTTTTGCTGGTACAGGCAGGGCAACAGATGCTGTCGGGAATCGGTAATGATTGTCTGCGTTCAACATGTAAAGCAAAACTATGCTGACAGCTATTGCATTTTATCGTAGGGTTATCCGGGGTATTACGACGCCAAAAAATTAAGTCGTCGCTATCGCAACGCATACAGCGTATCCCTTGCTGTGCCGGGGTAATACCAAATCGAAAGGATGGGCGTGAGGTCAGTGGCCGCACATCGAGTTCGTCTATCAATGGCTGCAAGCGCGCAATATAAGTATGCACTTGCTTTTCTATGCTGCACCCAATGACATGGGTTGTGCGGCTAATTTTCCATGTTCCCCACAATACCAATGCCGTTGCATATAGCCGCCGATAGTGTTCGGAACGCAGACGATGGAACGGGGTGCTATGCGTAGCAGAAAAATGACTACTACAAGCCGTACACCCATAATACTGTTCGCTAGACACGCAATATCTTTTTTGTATGCTGGTGCTGTTGCACATCGGGCACACCGTGGGTTTATAACGATGCGGCCAATAGGCATCCAAGCGCTGTATCAATTGGCGCAATGCCGGTTCTTCTTGCCATATTTGGGCCGCCTTTTGTTGATCTTCTGCCGAGTTATGACCAAAGGTTTCTTCAAACCACGATGGTAGCGATTTGATCACTGCCTCTTTGGTGATCAAGCGCACTGCAGGCGTTTGGAGATAGCGCAAAAATTGCGGGGAAATAAATGGCGTGATGAGCAATTCTTCTATGAGTGGCGCTAAACGTCGAATATAGCCATATAGTTGCGTGGCATGCTTCGACAGACCAACGATTGGGAGCGCTTGCATCACTTTCCACGGCCCAAACAAAATTAATGCCACGGCATATAAACAGGGGTAATTATTTTTCCGTATTTTTCCAAAAGGCGTGCCTTCAGTGCC